GTGTTGGTAAACAAACGGCTTCTTCATTTGATGACGCTTCTAAAGCTGCTCTTGAATTCTCTCGTCAAGGTTTAAAAGCTGAAGAAGTTTTAATAAGAACAAAAGACGCGTTAACTTTAGCAAGAGTGGCCGGAATTAGCACTGCAAATTCTGTTGACGCTTTAACTTCTACTATAAACGGTTTTTCTGCAACTGGAATAACAACAACTCAAATATTAAATAAACTTGTAGCTGTCGAACAAGATTTCGCAGTTGGCGCAGGAGACTTGGCTGAAGCGTTATCTCGTACAGGTCAAGCGGCGCAAGAAGCAGGAGTTAGTTTAGATCAGTTAAATGCATTAGTTACATCCGCTCAACAAAGTACAGCAAGAGGCGGCGCAGTTATTGGTAACGCATTAAAAACAATTTTTACTCGCTTACAACGTACTGATACTCTTGATCAATTAGAAGCTTTCAATGTAGCTGTAAGAGATGTGCAAGGAAATACTTTACCAGCAGTTACTATTCTACAAAATTTTGCAGGTGCTTATAAAGGTTTAGCTGACGCTCAAAGAGCGCAGTTATCTGAACAAGTCGCTGGTGTTTATCAAGTTAACATTCTTAAAGCTATTGTTGGTGATTTGAATAAATCTCAAGGCGTGTATGCTGGAGCTTTACAAAGAGGCGCATCAGCAACAAATGAAGCTGAAGTCGCTACCGCCAAACTAAATCAAACTCTTGATGCTTTATTAAAGCAAACCGCCACTTCTACGCAACAACTAGCAAATAATATTGGCAAAGTAACATTTGAACCATTAGCTAGGTATGGTACAGAACAATTGAAATCACTTGTTGAAAGCATGAACGAAATTCTTGAAGGAGAAGGAGTTGGTTCTACTTTCGCTAATGGTTTATTAAAAGGAATTCGCAATGTTATAGCTGGTCCCGGTGCTATTGCCGCTTTCTTTACGCTTTTCAAGTTAATACAAAACTCTTTCACTTATCTTGCTCAGGCTTTGCCTCAGATCGCTGGTATCACGACAGAAACTCAAAATAGAAAAAACATTGAACAATCTATTTTGCAAATCATGCAGCAACAAGGGCCGGTATCGCAAGCTCTTGCTGGCTCTATGGGCAATCAAGCTGCACAAGCTCAGTTGCTGCTTCAATTAGCAAGACAGCAAACAGCAGAATATCAAATACAGTCAACTCTTGCAAAACAATTAGCCACTCAATTAGCCGGTCAAGGTGTGCGAGTAAAAGGATCTGGCGGTTTGCAGGTCACTCGCGCAGGAGGTTATATTCCTGCTGCAACAAGAATGGCTGAAGCGGTTGGCGCACAAGCTGGTGGTTATGCTCCCGGTAAAGTAGTGAAATCTCCTGTTGGTGGAGTAATGAATACTGCGGAAGATGTTAAATACGTCCCCGGTTTTGCTCAACCTTTTATTAATCCTCCTGCTGGATCAAAAGCTGGCCGCGCACATAGACAAAATGCTATAAGCAGAACGGGTGTTGATCCGTATATGAATAGTGGATTTATACCTAACTTTGGAAATCCGAAAAACGTTATAGATAAAAGTTATACTGGTCATTTGAATTTATTAAAAATCGATAGTTTAAAAGAAAAAAAACAAATTCAAGAAGTTGCTGATCTTGAAACCGAGATTACTAACAAACTTGGAAAAAAAGAAGTAATTAATGATAAAATAACTGGATTTGGTATCAAATATGATATAGAAGAAATTAAAGGAAAAAGCAATGCTACTTATAGAAAAGAAGCCGCAGATTTAGCTTTATCTGGAAATATTGCAAAGATTAAAGAATCGATGCCTGCAAACAAGACAACTGCTTTTAATGCGACACAATGGGCCAAAAATTTAAAAGACTTAAAAAACAAAGGAATAGATTTATCTTCATCTAATATTGAAAATCTTTCTCGATTAGAAAATAAAGTTCCGTCTTTAGTGACTGGTAAAACAGTTGAGTTTGGAAGACAATTTACGGGTTTATTGAGCGCTTTATCTGGTGAAGCTTTTGAAAAAGATATAGGTAAACAAAAGGAAAAACTTTTTGCTAGATCTCGAAAAAGTAATGCAAGACTTGATTTTGAATCTTCAGATAAATTATATTCAGGTGGAGAAGCAAAATTGGGCGGTATAACACTTGGGAATTTAGTTGCAAAAGCGATAGAATCAACTGGGCGAAAATATGAAAATGGTGAAGAAGATAAAATCGCTTTCAGCAAATCAATAAAATTATTTGTTCCTGAAGAACATAAATTGTTAAATAAAGGTTTTATTCCAAACTTTGCGCCTCCTATAAGCATGTTGAGAATACCTTGGTTTAAAAAATATGCTAATCCATCATTCGACGCAAAACAACCAACATTAAACATTGCGGGTGCAAACGCAGTAGACACTTTTAGATCCACACAATTCAGAACTAATAAAACAGATTATAATAAAAAAGCTGGTGACGGAAATGTTTTTGGTCCAATATATGAGAAATTTGTTCGTTCTTCTATAAGTTTACAAGCTAATAAATCTAAAATAAAATCTTTAATTTTAGGTCAATCTCTTGAACCAGATACTATACAAGGCGAATCATCTTTCGATTCTTTCATGGAGTTAGTTAATACTAATCCTACAGATTTACTTGATTTAGTTGGTATAGAAATTAAAGGTGGTCCTAAAGATTCACAAACTGGAGGCAGTGCAACAGGAATTATTACTAAAAAATATAATAATTTTACTACAAAAAATCCAAAAGCTGCTGCTAGATTAAGAGAGTTGTTGGGTGTTTTTAACGAACCTGGAAATCCACAGCATTTACAATATATGAGCGCTTTAGGTAAAGAGTTTTTACCTTTAGCAGCAACAAATTATGATGAGATTGCTAAAAATAGTCCTGAATTACTTAAAGTGCTTTCACAAAAAACAAATGAATTATTAACTTCATATGTTAATAATCCTAGTTTTTATAGAGCAGAAGCTTCTGGAGGTTTTATTCCTAATTTTACTTCAATGATATCTTCTTCTATAAAAGGAAAAGGAAATATATCAGCCATAAAAACTGGCAAAAATAATTATGAAATCGAAGGCGTTGAAGTTGGTAAAAAGTTTAGAGGTCAAGGATTAGGTTCTCAATTATATGGAAGCATTGCTCAAAAAATTGGTTCCGGCAGTACTATTAAATCTGTATTATTACCACAAGAACAAGCTTTAGCAGATTACGCGAGCGGCAAATCTATTCCTGCAAAAGCTATTTTCCCTCAATTATCTTGGGCAAAAATGGCTAAGAGTTCTAAGCTTTTAATCAATGGCAAGGAGATTGCAATGTCTGATTTTGAAAACGGAATAGCTGGTCACAAATACAATGCCGCAAAACTAGATATGGCATTGATTGAATTAGTTAATTCTCATGCTTCAGGTTTTATACCTAATTTTGCTGATTTAATTGACGTAGATACTTTGAGTCAAAATTCAGTTCATTATTCTGGTGACTTGATGAAGCTAATAAAAGATATTGAATCTTCTGTTGGTCGTCATTTAACTTCTGGAGAATTAAGATTTTTAACAAATCCAAAAACAAATATATCAAAGTTAAACGATCCAAAAGTATTAAATAGATTTATAAATTCTGAAAGAAAAAGTGGCTTCGCTGGTTTCGCTAAAGGGTTTCTTCCTAACTTTGCGTATAAACAAGCAGTAATGGGCTTAGAAGAAAGCATGAGCGGAGAAAAAGCCGTATTCGATAATAAGCCTTTCCCACACATTAGAAACAAGAGTCAGCCAACATTTAGTTCCGCAATATCTGATCATGGTGGTTTAAGTAATGCGTTGAGTGATTCAATGAGAGGGCAGAAGAATGCTGGGTTGATGAATAGAGGATACGTTCCGAATTTTGCGACAAATAGACAAATTCCTACAGTCCCTCTTGTATCTCCAGGAATAATCGCTAGTGAACAACGAGCCGCTGTAGAATTAAATAATTTTAACAATGAAATTAAAAAATTTAATTCTTTACTAAAAAGATTAACTACTGATTTTAAATTAACCGATGAAGAATTTAATAAATTAAGATCCGAAGCGGAAACCGCCGCTTTAACATTAGACGCTCAAGAAAAAGCTATTCGATTAACTTTAGGAAACGCATCATCTTTAAATCAACAATCTGGTAGTGCTGTTGCCGCTTTTGATCAAGTGTCGTCATCTAGACAATCTAATCAAGAAGCTAAAACAAAAACAGAATCAGCATTGTCTAAATTTAGTAGTTCAATTGCTATAGCTGGGCCTTTGCTTGCTGGTCAATTGGAGCAATTAGCATTTGGAAACACACAAAGAACCGACATGAGTTCTGGTCAAAGAATGGCTCAATCAGCATTAAGCACAGGATTAACATCTGTATCTACAGGTGCAAGTATAGGCGCTATTTTTGGTCCTGTAGGGGCTGGAGTTGGTGCAGCAGCAGGAGCTTTAATTGGTTTCGTTGATGTTCTAAATTCTAGTAAACTTACTGTAGAAGAATTGATAAAAATTGATCAAGAATTAATTCAAAAACAACAAGCTGCGGCTCAAGCTGGCTCTTCTTTCTTGGACAGCCAAAAGAAATTAAATGATTTAATAGCTAGTGGAGCTTCAGATAAAGACATACAAGATGCTACTAAAAATTTATCTGTTAGCTTCAAGGATATAAAAGACGTAAAATTAGCAGAAATTTTCGCTAAAACCGGAGGTAACGTTGAAAGAATGCGAGAAGAATTGAATAAATATACTGAAGAATTAAATCAAAGATCTAAAGCGAAAGGAGCTTTATCTAATGTACAACAAGGATCTAGCGCTGCTGCAACGTTTTTTGGTTTTGGGGAGACTTCATCACAAAAAGGAGTTAAAGATCCTGGTGAAGTAGCTTCACAATTATTTCAAGCATCTGAAAAATTTGCTGATCCCAAGTTGATTAAATTAATGCAATCAGGTAATTATAGAGATCTTTCAAAGAAAGTTGAGCAAAAAGAATATTTAACAAATAAAGGTATATACAATAATGAAACAGATACGATAGTTAAAGATCAAAAAGACGCTGCAACAAAATTTGTAACAGAGTTTTTTCCTGAATTAGATTCAGCAAGTGAAGAGTTTCAACAGCAACTTGATAGATTTTTAGACCTTTTATTTGGTAAGAGTGGTTCATTAATAGGATCTTCACTACAAACTTTAAGTAAAATAAATGCGTCAGGCGTTGTTAATTCGAAAATAAGAAAGTCGGCTTTAGAAGGTTTTTCTGTAATTTTTGCAAAAATAGAACAGGCTATTCAAATTTCCGCTGTCGAAGCGGCAATGGCTTTAGAAAACAATTCTCAAAAAAATAGAATAGAAAATAGCGTAAATCAATTTGTCACTAATTTTTCAGATTCGATTGAAAGTTTTGTAATGAGTTCTTTGCCAGAAGGATCAAACAAATTCAATTTTACACAATTCGCAGCCGAAAGAAAATATGGTGATCAGATATCTAAGCAACAAATTACTGCTGATGAGTTTAGATTAAACCAACAAAAAGAAAGAAATAATTTTCAAAAATCACGCGAAGAAAATTTAACTAAGCTTTTTAAAGACGTTTCTTTGCAATCAGAAAATTCTGCAAAATTTTTTAGAGATAACATATTAAAAGATATTTCAAGTGGAAATTTTGAAAATTTAGGAAGGGAGCAAATTTCATCAAAACTACAAGGTAATATTATAGAATCTGTAAAATCTACAGGCAATAACGCATTAACTAAATCAGGAATTTTGCAAAAAATGTTACAGCAAGAAGGGATAACCGATTTAAATAAAGTGGATTTTACAAACGAAGACACAGTAAAAAAAATCTCAGGTGTAGCTGGTAAAGCTCAATTAGATTCTACTCAGGTTCCAGAAAATAGAAAATTTATTGGTGAATTCATAGATTCTTTAAATGATTTAAGTAGTACTCAAGAATTATTCTCTAACAAAGCTAAAAAACAAGAATACGATAGATCTATTGAAAAAATGGCAATTGATCAAAAAGAATTTGATAAAAGAATGGAAAATGCTAAAAAATTATTCGAAGTAAATCAAATATTAGAAAAGACGCAATTAGAAGCGACAAAACACTTGTCTGTTGAAAAAGCTAAATTGGACAATGATAACTTGATGCGTATGGAAAAAATGAAAGATATTTCTGGAGCTATAGGCAATACTCTTGAAATAACTAAAGCGAATATGAATGCTGATATTTCGCGTTTACAAACACAATTAGAAGATCCAAGAAAAACATATGGAATGGGTTCAGCTCAAATTTCTCAAAGAAAATTTGATATACAAGATAAAATTCTACAAAAACAAAGAGATTTAGAAGATACGACTATTAAGTCTGATATTCAACAAAGAATATTGCAAATGGCTGTTGAACAAGAAAATACAAATGCTTTGTATGCTCTTGGAGAGACTATACAAAAATATATGGGAAGTTTATTGGAAAAAGATTTGGGAAGCGATGTTTTAAAACAAATGCAAAATAACCCTTATATGGGAAAAAGCAAAGAAGAATTAGACAGGATGATTACAAGTGGAGAATATATGCAAAAAGAGAGAACTCCTGGTGTTAATTCTTTAGAACAAATACGACAAGCTCAATCATATACTCCAGAACAATTAGCTAAATTTGAAGCTTATCAACGTACTCAACAATCATCTAAAGCAGCATCTTCTGTGAATGGCAATCCTCAATATAATACCAATAAATTTTCAGCAAATATGTCAAAAGCTGGTTTCAATAAAGTTGACGAAAATGGTAAATTAATAATGTCACAAGAAGATCAAATAAACTTTTTAATAACAGAAGAGAATAAAGCTCGTTCGGCTGGGAACACTATTTTAGAAGGAACTATCCGACGTTATAGAGAAGAGATAGACGCTAAAAATGAATCTTTAAGAATAACAAGAGAACAATTAGATGAACAAATAGCGATAAAAAATGAAATCGAAGGTCAAAGAAATGTTTTTGGTAAAAGATTGTCTGCTGGTTTTGGAAAATTAAGCAGTCAAGCTGATGATATAGTTAATAATTTGGCAGAAGAATTGCCTATGAAGTTTGCTGATAATATGTCTAGCGCACTAATGGAAGTAGCGAAAGGAACAAAGTCTATTGGTGACGCTTTCCAAGACATGGCTATAAACTTTGGTCAAATGATTATGCAAGAAGTTATGAGAGCAGCTATAGCTAAAACATTAGGTAATATAGGAATTGGATCTTTATTTGGTCAAGCTGGAGGAAACGTTTCTTCAAGAGGAATTGGTTATCAGCATGGAGGAGTAATCAGAGCTAATAACGGTCAATATGTAAGCGGAATGGGTTCTGGAGATAGATATCCAGCGATGCTTGAAAATGGTGAATATGTTTTAAATAGAAAAGCAGTAAAAGAATTAGGTGGTAAAAAATCTTTAGATGCATTTAATTTTGAACATGCTCCTCGTTTCGCTTCTGGTGGAAATGTTAATATGGAAGCTGAAATGGCTTTGAACAAAGATCAAGAAATGGATTATACAAAAAATCTATTATATAATAATTCCAATATTGGAGCTATAAATCCAAATGATTATACTGCTTATGCATATTCTGAAAATGATTATTTCAAGAAAATGAGAGAAAAGGCAATAGCAAATGAGCAAAAACGTGTTCAAGAAGCTTTCGCTAAAAAACAAAAAAATGCTCAGTTGATTAGTAGCATAGTTGGAGCAGCGGGATCTATGTTTTTAGCTGCTGGAATGAGTGGTTTAGCTAAAGCGGGTGCATCTGGTAGTGCTGTAAGTAGTGGCGCAGCAAAGGCAAAACCAGCAAGTTTGGGATCTGGAATGGGTTCTTCAAATGTATCTAGCTTTAGTGCATTTGGCGGAAGTCAAAGAGGAGGGATGATAGGATTCAATTCAGGTGGATTTGTTCCACATGGATCAAGATTATCAGATACTATTCCAGCTTTATTAACTGGCGGCGAATATGTAATGAATAATGCGGCAGTTAGAAAATATGGATTGGGCGAAATGAATGCCATGAATGCTGGCGCAGTATCTAATAATAGCAATTCGAACGCTACAAACACAAATAACAACACTAATAACAACGCTACAAATATTTCTATCAACATTGATAGATCTGGTAAAGCTACTTATGGTTCTGATACAAGTAGTTATGAAAAGAATGACATTGCATTCTCTAAACAAATGGCAAAGCGTGTTGCTGATATAGCTAAAGGCGTAATTTCAGACGAAACAAGATACGGTGGCAAAATAAATCAAAGATAATTAAAACATGAAAGGCGCGATTACAAATTATGAAAATACACTATTCATGGATGGTGTTGCTTTATCTGGGGTTATATCTTTTGATGGATCTTATAATATAGAAACTGTACCTATTAATGTTATAGGAAAAGGATTTTGCAAACAAGTGGTTTCGCAAGTTCCATCAGCTTCGGTTTCTGTAACAAGATATCTTGTTAATAATGATCCTGTATTTGGTTTAACTGGAGATAGAGATAATTATACAGCTTCATTTATAAATGGAGGTTTAACATATCAAGGTAAAAATTTTGGTTTTACAAATGGTTATTTATCTTCTTTTGGAATATCATGTAGTGTTGGAGAAGTGCCTCAAATACAATCTTCTTTTCAGATATTTGGAAACATGGGTCCATCTATTGATCCATCTGGAAACAATATATCTTCAGCAGCATTTGTGCCGCAAGTTAAAAATATATCAGTAACATGTAATAATTCTAGTACTAATAGAGTAAAAGATTTTAGTATTGATTTTACTTGTAAAAAAAATGCTATTTATGGATTAAGCGCTTCAAACGCTCAATTTCCTATTGAAGTTCAAAATATTTTTCCAATAGAAGTCGGCGGATCTTTTACATTAGAAATAGACGATTATCAAACTCAAAATATATTTGATATTCTAAGTTCTGAAAGTTTAAATAGTTTTATTATAGATGTTAGAGGCACTGTATTGATTGATCAATTTTTAGTTACTTTTGACGATTTAGAATTAGTAACTAGTGATACTAATGAACCTTTTGATGTATATAGAAAATTAGAAGATTCTGTACCAATATTTAATTTTAACACTTCTAACGCTATAATAATAGCCGAGCAAATTAATTCGACAGCAGATGACTTATTGAGTGTAAAACTATCGTATAGAACATATTTAAATAACTAATATGGGAACAAAATTTACAGACTTATCAGCAATAACAAGTTCGACAATAACAGATAATTTTGTTTTTGCTGTCGCTACGACAACAGAAACGGATCAATTGTCATTAAATGAGCTTCAAAAGTCATTTACTGGATTAACCGCTAGAACGACAAATGGTATAAAAATAGTAGGAAAAACTAAGCCAAGTGGTCTTTTTGTTAGTGATAATGGATTAGTGGGAGTAGATAATAATTCTCCAAACGTAGCGTTAGAAGTAGGCGATTCCTTTCTTTCTACAGATGTGGCTCAAGTAAGAGTAACCGCTGGTTCATCTTCAAGACAAGCGTCTTATTCTTTAAAAGACACTAGCGTTTTATGGAAGTTTGCTAAAAAAGCTAGTGATACAGATTTTTATATTGAAGTTTCTCAAGATGGTGGAGCTACACCTTCGACTACTGGAGTTTTTAATATAGATGTAAGCGGTAATGTTGGTATCTTTAATGGCTCAACAGCTTTATCTAATAAGTTTTATGTTTCTGGAGGAACTATAAAATTCGAAAGCGGAGTTTCTGGTTTTCTTTTTGATCCTTCAACAGCAGAAATAAAGACTTCTTCTGCTAATGATATTTTTTATATAAATAAAACAAATAATGATGATGTTGTTTTAGGTAATAATGTTTTATATGTAGATAATAACATATCAACTCCTTTTGTTGGAATTAATAATGTTATTCCTGCTTATCCTTTGGATGTAAAAGGTGCTGGTCAGTTAGGGAGATATGGAAATAATACAACAGCAACTACTAGTTTATCTTTTGAAAATACTGCAAGAACTGGATATATAGGAATATATAATTCAATTTTTCAAATAGGCCCAACAAACTCTGTGTCTGCAAACAATTTAGTTTATGATTTAGCCAATAAAAGATTAGGATTAGGAGTTACAACACCAAATGCAAAAATTCATGCAGTTGCTACAGTTGCCGAATCTAGTATTTTTGAATGTTCAAATACTGAAACTTGTAAAAGTACTATTTTAAACAGTTATGCAAGTGGCCCAGCTAAAACTGCATTTCAATCATTTGCCACTGGAACAGCTACCAGTCAAATAACAAAATGGTCAATCGGTTTATTAAATAGTACTGGTCCAACATTTGATAATGTTTTTGCTTTTTCATTAGGCGGTAGTTTAAGTGCGTCTGCTATAAAAGCTTATTTAAATGTTGATGGAGATTTGGATATAAAAGGAGGAATAACCACAAGCGGAAATTATACTAAAGGAAAATTCGTTCAAGTTTTTAAGACCAGATTAACAGGAAATAATATTTATTTTGATCCATTTTCTGAATCTTCAAGTTCAAGCCCTAGTGGTCATAATTCAGTTTTATGCCCATTTGGAATAACTCCTTACGCTGGCAGAATAGAAAAAATTCAAATAATAAGTTCAGACGATTTTTCATCGTATGGAGGAGCTAGATTTGAAATAGCCGCAGTCACTCCAGTCGCTAACACTCCTGCGATTATTGGTCAAACAACTTTTTTACCATGTTCTACTAGTACTACAATAAGTGGTGCAATAGGATATTTAGATATAGCATCTATAACTAGAAATGAACTGTTAACTTTAAATAGAACTCAATTTACAAATACAACAGTTTTTGCATCTGGACAGCTATTACAGTATAGAGTGTGTCAAGATCAAGACGCTATTAATCCAGGTCAAACCACCGCTTACAACCTCACGGTTATGTCAACCGTTTCTTTTACAGTGACATGATATGGCTAAATTCATAAACTATCAAAATCTTGATTTTAAATTAAATTCTCAGAATTTTTATGCTAATAAAATAAGTTTATCAATTAACGCTTCTGTTGATCCTGTATTGGTAAGTGATGGTAGTTTACTCGATTATGCTCCGCAGGGATCGTTAGTAGGATCTTTATCTGCTGATTTTTATCTGACTGGTGCTTTACCAAATTTTTTAGATATTACAGGAACAAATTCTACTCAAATAACAGGTTTATTTGGCGGCGTTCAAATAGATAATTTATACGCCAAATCTTTAAGCTTTTCAGTAGAGCCATTTCAACCAACTATATTGTCAGTTGAATTTGATTGGTATGGTCCCTTATCAATACAAAATATAGAAGAACAAAAGGTTTCAGAAAGACAAAACAAGCAAGTTCCTCAGTATGTTGCTAATGCTTATAGATCATCTATGACGAATACTGATTTAGATGGTGTTGAAAGTATAGTGAATTTTTCTTATAATTCTAGCTGTGATAGGCCAGCATTTTTTAAAGTTGATGAAATTGTTCCTTTTAGAGTGGCTAAATTAAATAAAAAAGCTGAAATAAGTTTATCTTCTAATAGTTTGGGCGATTCTATAGATATAGATGGAAAAATGGTAACAACAACTTTAACTTTAAAAGATTTATACAATACTACTTTGCAGACTTTTTATGTTAGCGGCGTAATGAATAATCAAAAATATGAAATAAGTGAAGGCAATTATTTGTTGACTTCTGCTAATATTTATCAACAAGTTACTGAAGTAAAGACTTTAATATAATATGAGCTATTTAATATCAGGTTTAAATATAAAAAATATATCTGAGTATGATAGTTCATCTTTATATTCTAAATTTGATATAATCGATTATCAGTTAAATACAGGTATTTCTATAATGCCTAATTATACGGGTTTTGGAATAACTGGTTTGACTACTTGGTTCAACAATGATAGCTTAAATAATTTTTTAACTGATACTAGTTTTAGAGTTACAGGTTGGTTGAATAGCGTCTCTGGAAGTGGAAATTTATTTACTACAACTTCTGATGTTAATAATCGTGGAAGAGTCGATTTTAAAGAATCTTATATTACATTATCTGACTCACAAGTTTTAAGTGGTTCTGGTTTTAATTCAGATTCTAGAGTTTTATTATTAGCTTTTGAAGTTTTGACTCCATCGAATATCACTGAACAAACAATTTGCAAATTTGGAACGGGGGATAATTATGGATTATTAAAAGTAAATGGTAAGGACGAATTATTTTCAGCGAAATTTATACTAGATAATCAACAGTTCGATGCTATTTCTAGCATTTACGATGACAAGAATATTGTAACTTTAATTCAAAACTCTTCAGCTAACACTATAAAAATTAGACAAAATGGATATGAATTAGGAACATATTCGTCTTTTAATGATTATTGGAAATCCGGTGAATTAACTTTAGGATTAAATCCTAATAATGTTGGCATAAGATATCATGAAATAATTCATTTCACTGGCTCTTTAAATACTTCTCAAATCGATCAATATGAAAAATATTTATTTGAAAAGTATTTTAAAAACGAAGGTTTGTATTTTGCAAAAAATAATGTTCCAACTGGGTCTGATTATTCACCAATAACATATACTGGAAATAGTTATTGGACAAGAGATATAAATGAATTGTTTTTTCTTTCTTATGGAAGTTCGGCCTCTTTTTCAGCAAAATTATCTCCTTTAACATTTGGTGATGGATACAAGACAAATGTAACTAATGGGATAAATACATTAAGTTCTAAATTTAATATTGTTTATGATGGCTTAACAGATTTGCAAGCAAAAACTTTAATAACTTATTTTGAAAACACCCCACAATCACAAAATAAGAGTGATTATGAAGGTTTTAAAGGAGTTGATTTAAATTTATTCACTCCTTACAAACAAGATTGCGAAACTTACTTTTTAAATATAAATCATTCTACTCCTTACAATGATATTAATAAAATTAATATAGAAGCGGAATCGTTTTATGAAAGTTGTTTAAATTATAAAGGAATGTATGTTTTGTTGGACGAGAAGAGTATAAAAACATATACCGATACTACATTCGAATTTGCTTATAATGATGTGTTTTATTATCCATCAACAAATTTTTCTCAAAGAGGGTATTATTTTTACACTGGACAAGCTAAAGGTGTGGCTCAAGGTTCCACTGGTCCTTTACCCCCTCAAAACAGTCCAACAGGAGTAAGTACTTATTTTACTAGAGATTTTTATTTTAAACAAGATATTGATTACGATATTCAAGAAAATATAAGAATTAAATCAGTAGATTTTAAAAACTCTACAAAAGAGTATAGAAAAGATGGTGAGTATCCTAATATTTTTGAATTTGAAGTTAAATTAACGAAACGATCAAATAAAGAAACTCTAGCTATATTAAAGTTTTTAGATGATAAAGCGGGATTTAAAATTTTTAATTATACTTTGCCTCAACCGTATAATAAAACCATTCAAGTTTATTGTCCTGAATGGAATCATACTTATCAATTTTATGACAACAATAGTATAAATGCAAAATTTATTCAGTTTAATAATAAATTCTCAGCATCAACAGTTTTCAATTCATTAATAACTTTTACTTCATGAGTACATATTTAACAGGCGTAAGCTTAGGACAAGTACCAACTGGATTTGGTGGTTATACTGGAGTAGTTATTCAAAATAGTGGTAATTTTCCAGTTCAGTATAAAATAAATATATCTAATACTACTTTTGATGCTTCTGTAACTCCTACGACAGCCGCAGATGGTTTACTATATGATACTATATTTATATCTGATTCTTTAGATTATTTAGATCCAGATCAAAAACAAATAACAAAAATAATAAATTGTAATGAATCGGGATCTTTTTATATATTACACAGTCCATTTAGAACTTTTAATTTATCTACAGATAGATCACAAGGACAAGAATACGCTACTGTAACAATTGATTCACAATCGAATATTGGCGACTCAGATAGCGATTTAACTATTAATGTTACGGGAAATAGAATAACGGGATTTCCTATTCCTAAAAAATTGGGCAAATTTTATGCTGTAAAAGACTATTCAAAAATAGACGCAAGTCCAAGTTTAAGTTTTTATTGGTCTTGTATTAATAATTTAGATTATTATACAGGATTTAAGTTAGAATTGTCTACTGATTCGTCTTTCACTTCGCCTATTATTAACTATGAATATGTACAAGAAAATACAGATGGTGTGTTTCCTTTGTATGGAGGTTATGATGGTTTTAACAATCAAAACCATTCAGTTACAAAAACAAACTTATCTTTTAATCAAAATTATTACGCTAGAATTCAAGCGGTTAATGTGACTGGTGGAACTGGAGAATATACTTATGCTACTGGTTATGATTATGATTATCCTATATTAGATGATGCTACATATAGTGGAAATCATGCAAGCCCCGGTGAAAATTTAATAATAACTCCAACTATTTTATATTTAAATTATTTATCTAATACTGAAAGTGATTTCGATTTATTTGACTATCTTTACAAACAGAATGGAGATTCAGCAGATTTTAGAAAATACTCTGGAATAAATGTAAAATTTTCTCCAAGTGATAACTCAATTGTTAATGCAACATATAAATCTTCCGACGTTTCTAAAGGAGCTATTAATTTTATACCCAGAAGTAATATACAAATGGCTTTTAATACAGGAGTTGGTGGTATATTTAGATTAGAATTAGAATTTGAAAATGTTAATTTATATGGTTATGGCGGTCAAGGGGTTCAGGTAAGGGGTGATGGAGATTTTTCAGCAGCAACAAATGGTGGTCCAATATTTAAATTTGATGATGTAAAATACAATGATACATCTGATAGCTTAAACACAAGAACTATACAATATTATATATATAAAGATTTAGATAGCATTTTTTATGCGGGTATTGGTGGAGGACAAGGTTTGTTAATAACCGATGAAACTAATAAAGGTTTTTCAATACCAATAAATGGATCAGAAATAAAAACAATAAACTACATTAATTTAAAAAATCCATAATATGGGACAATACACAATAGGAACTATTAATTATCTGGCTGAAGATAAGGCTGTTATATCTGATGAAAATATAAGTACTGCTATAAATATATATAAAGTTGATCCTGCTTCCAAACCAGTCAATGATTCTGTATCTAGTTCACAGACCGCTACTCTAGTGCCATCAGTAGATTCAACAACTATAAATGCAAATGGACAAACCGTAACTCCTCTTTCTCAAGGGGTAAGCGTTAATGGTGTTGGGTCAAATGCAGACTCTGGAAAATTAACATCTATAGCGTCAAGTACATTACCAAATATATACTTTAATATAAGAAAAAATTCATTTGATAGCAAAAGTTTATATTTTAGATTTAAAGCAAGCGATATATCCAGTTCAGCAGGCGCACAAACAAATACTTGGGCATCAGATACTAATATATTATCTGGTTTATCGTTAACTGGAGATGCTAACTGTTTAACAGTTACACAAGCTTATGGTCAAAAATTTTACGAATTAGCTTCAACAAAAAGTATTGGCATATCTAATTTTTCTTTTAATGTGCCAAAAAATCCAAGTTATGCTTTTTTAGTTTATGCTTTAGCTAACGAAAGCACAACAAGCGCTTTATTTTCACATTCTAATCAAATTCATAAATTTCAAGCGGCTTCAGATAGTGGTGCAACAATATATAATAATAGTCATAAGGCTGCAAAAAGCGGTCAGCCACAAAGAAATTATAACGTTTTTTCTTTATCTCCATTGTTATCTTCACAGTTCGTCTCTGAATATCAACAAAGAAACGGTTTAGATACAGTAAATATAAAAAATACTTATTTTTCTAGTGACTTTGACGTTTTTCAAAATACCACTGGTGTTATAACAGATTCTGGAGTAAACAATGTTAATCCGCCGCCTAAATTTATTTCTAATAAATTTTTTAATTTATGCAATACGCCTAATTCTTTAGCGTCTCCAACAGCAACAAATACTCCATTTATAATTAATCAAGGAGCTTCGGATATACCTTTAAATACTTTTTCTTTATTTTTTGTCGAAATGTATAGTTATTTAGAATTGCCGTCTTCAAATCAACAAAATGCTGCTTATAATATTTTAAATGTAATTACTAAAATAAATGGTTTAACATCTTATACAGCAAAAATATTAATAAAACCAGATGTAAATTATTCTAATAATATAAATTGTAATATTTCAATTGGAAATAATCCAGGTTCTGGTGGAGTAAAAATGTTTTTGTTTGATTATTTATATGGAACTTCAAGAGACGTTTCTTCAATGACTCAAGATAGAAATCTTATTTTAGAATCGTTAGGTTATGATAATAGAAAAGTTTTATTAAAAAGTTCAAGCGATTTACAAATGACTAACGCAACTTCATCTTTAAGATTTCCAGCGAATCTATCGCATCCTTTTTTGAACATGTATTTTAGTTAATAGTGTAAATTTATTTTTAATTCTTTATTATATTAAAATGTCAAATTTATTTTTATTGGATAATACGAGTGTTTTAGATCTTTTTGAAATAAAGCTAAATGATTTTGATGGATATTTTAGGTTTCATGGATCTAAAAACTTAAAATCAAACATTATTTTTAAAGAAAAAGAGTATATTTTTATTCCTTGCGAGATATCTAATTTGGAATATTCTTCAGAAGCGAAGCAAAATAGACCTACTTTATCTATAGCAAATGTAAATAATTATATCAGTAATTTGATAAAAGACAGAAAAGATCTTATAGGTAAGCGTTTTTATAGAAAAAAAATACTAACAAAAGATTTAGATGATGTTAATTTTGGTGGATCTAATAAAAACACTTTAGGAGTTTCTTCTTTTTCATCTTTCATATCTGTTGATACGTTTGTTATTCAGAAAAAGAATTCTGAAAATAAAGATAAAGTAGAATTTCAATTGGCTAATATTTTGGATTTGGATGGTCAAACGGTTCCGTCAAGAAAGGTTTATAATGATATTTGCCAGTGGCAATATAGAGGATATGGATGTAATTATGGAAAATTATCTGATTACGATGGCCCAACAATACCAGTCAAAATAACAAATTTTACCACTCTCGCTTCTGTAATAAGCGCATCTTCTAATGATTTACTTACTACAAATTTATCGTTATGGTTAAATAATACTACTGGAAAAACGTATGGTTCTACTACTACTGAGGTGGCAGCATCTTCTGGGAAAAAATATTTATTTCAAAAATTAACGGCTTGGGCAGACAGTACGACTACTATAAACACTAGCGGAACCAATAAAGATATAACTCTGACAGGTAATTTAAAAAAATTTACAAATTCAGGAAGATTAAATAATCAAGAAGGAGCATTCTTATTAGCTGAAGATTCGTTGTTAATTGATTCTTTATTTTTTGGATCTGGTAATGACTTGACTATTTTTTACGTTTCCGAAACTACTAATAAAAGATTCGATACGGCTAGAAAAGGTGCGCCGAATGGTGGATATATAGCTAGAGGGTTAGCTTCAAGCACGGAGGCTTCAAATAAAAATTTTTTACTTGGTTATGATAAAGGTTGGGCTGATTTAGTTTATCCGTCTAACACATTCAAAGAAGATAAAAAAATTTGGGGGTATTATGATTTATCTCCAAAAATATACGGCTATACTCATAAAAGCGGAGAAAAAAATGCATTGTATAAAAATGGAACACAGTTATTTTCAAAAAATATTTCATCAGAACTGGATTCATTAAAATTAAGTTTTAATATATTAGGTGAATCAAGAAGTGATATTGTTGTTTATGAAGTAATTGTTTTTAATAAAAAATTAAACGACGCTGCAATAAAATCTGTTTTTTCATATCTATCTATTAAGTATAATATACAAATATCTAATTATTACCAAAATCTTGAAACTATTAAAGGGTCAACAATTTTCAGTCAATCAGCTTTTACTCAAGAAGGAAATTTAGGAGTTGCAGTTGCAGATGAAAATAATAAACTATTTTTAAAATATCCAGATAATATTTATTCTAATTTTGAATCTTATGGTTTAACCAGTTTAAGTTATAAAGGCGATTACAATAGTAATACAGTTTATTCACAAGGAGATTTTGTAAAAATAGATGAAGAAATTGATTTTGATTTTAATGAAACAGTAATTCAAAAAAATTCTATTTTGCCTTCTCGTTTTTTTGTTTGTTTAAGCAATGAGGGAGTATCAGCTAAACATCCTATGGATTATACTAATATATGGAAAGAGGACAAATGTTCTAGAAATTTAAATGGTTGTTCTTTGAGATTTAATAATATTCAAAATATTCCTTTTGGTTCGTTTCCTGGAACTTTAAGTTATGATTATAAATTACCAGGATCTTAATAAAAATCTTTTAGAAGAACTAAGAAAAGAAAGTTTATCTTCAGATGATGAAATCTGCGGTTTTTTATTAAAAAAAAATAATGATTATTATTTTAAAAAAATGGTAAATGTTCATCCAAATCCTAAAAGTTTTTTTCTTATATCTCCAAAAGAAAGCGATTATTCTGATGAATGTATCGTTTTTCATAGTCATCCAGAACATGTAAAAGAAAAAGGATTTTCTAAATGGGACTTAGAAAATCAAAAATATTTTTATTTGCCTATGCTTTTATACAGTGTAAATAATGATGAGTTTTATTACAAAAACATATGATAAACATAATTTTAGAAGGCGTATTGGGAAAAACTCTAGGAAATTCATGGAGTTTAAATGTGAATTCTGTTTTAGAAGTTTTTGAAGCTATAGAGGCTAACACAAATAGAATAACAAAATTTTATAAAGATTTAGAAAAGACAATGACGCATTTTGTTGTTTATATAGATGATAAAATCATGCCTCACCATTTATTAAATAGTAAAATTTTAAATTCTGGATCTACAGTGAAAATACTTCCTATTATACAAGGATCTGAGCCAACTACTATGATAATAATTGGATTAACTTTAATAGCTTTATCAATAGTTTTGTCAATCGTACTAAGCCCAAAACAACCTAAAGACGTAAAAACAAACTCAACAATCATTGGTGGAATAAGAAATGTTTTGAATAGAAATATAGCTGTACCTATTGGTTATGGAAGGTTGAGAATAGGAAGTGCAGTTATTTCTAATGATATTGGAATTTCTGCTGCCGAAGGAACGGTTTATTCCGTTGCTGGCGGAAGTTCTTTTGCTGGTTATGGTGGAGGCGGTAATGTTCAAATAGTTAAAAAATTGAATTAACAAAACATTATGTTTATAAACAACACCATTCCGTCAAATGTAACTCTAAGTGAAATAAAAGACAATAAGTTAGAAACAGATGAGAGGCTGATAACTACAGATTTAATTTGCGAAGGAACAATTGAAGGCTTAGTTGATAAAGATGGTAATCTTTTGAAATACGTATCTGTAAATAATTCTTCCGTTGATTCAGATTTATGTTTGGGAAAAGGCGTTTATTATAATGATGTTCCTTTGATTGATAGCAAATTAAATAAATTAAACTTCGTAAATCTTGGCTTTAATATATCTTATGGAGAAGAGGTAAGTCGTCCTTTTAATGAATTTCCTTCAACGATATATAGGTATAATCAAAAAATATATTTAAATGAATCTGATTATACAATAGATAATCCGTTAATATCTACCGATAAGTCTAATGTTTTTTCTTTTCAAGATGTAGATGGCATATCTGTTTTAAAATACGATTCAAAATCAACCGCGACAGTCACACCTGTTGTTGGCGATTTATCTTCGTTAAAAAAACGTTTAGATGAAGCTAAAAATAATTGTCAAGAGTTTACTCATAAAATACAAAATAAATATGCTGATTTAATTTCTGTTCAAGTCAAAATAGATCAATTGTTTAATACTGATAAAAAAGGAAGTACTCAGCCTTCATCATTAGTTTATGTTATTGAATTTAGCGAAGATAATTCTGCTGATAGATATTTTACAATTTGTTCAGTAGTAGGAGTGTCTAAATCTGGTTATGTTAATGAAGTGTTTTTTGAATTAAATCTCAACAATCAAAAACAAAATTCTTATTATATAAAAGTTTATGCGTTAAGTAAAAAAATACAGCCAGACGATCCTAAAACATTTAAAGAACTTTCTGTTTCATCGATAATAGAGAAAGTTACAACTAGAGGATCTTTTAATTATCCTTTTTCGGCTTTAGTAAAATCTTCGGTTAGTTCAAGACATTTTCAGTCTGATCCTAATAGAACGTTTGATATGAAGATGTTGAAGATAAAAGTTCCACAGAATTACGATCCAGAAGCTAGGGAATATGTTGATAATTGGAATGGAAATTATGATGGTTTTTTAAGATGGACTGATAATCCTGCATGGATATATTATGATTTATGTACTAATTCTAGATACGGAATTGGCAATGGTAAGATTTTTGAAAAAGATCTTAATAAGTGGGAGCTTTATAAAATATCTAAATATTGCGATGAATTAATTAAGTCTAATGAGCCTACAACATGTCCTGAATTTTCTTTTTATAGAAAGGATGCCGATGACAAAAATTGTATATTTATTGCAAAAACAGATGCAATGTCGTTGTCAGATTTTATAAAAAAATTCCCACCAGTAATAGTGATATCTAGTACGGTTGTCAGTAATCCAGCTTACAATGGTGGATTTTGTAACTCTATTATATTTTTATACGATTTGCTCGATTCAAATAATAATAAATTAACCGTAGGGCTTAAAAAAATTATATGGTCTATAGAAGATTTGGGAACATCATTTAAAATAAAATTAATAAATGATTTTGGCCCAAGAAGAGCTTTTGAAAATGAACCTACTGGTGATTTGTTAGCTTCTTTTATTAAATATTGTGATTTTGCATCTACAACTGGAGATTTAACTTCAAGAATACAAAGATCTTTAAAAAATTCAGAATCCGAAGCAAAAAGTCAAATATTGAATTGGTTTGCATCAAATGTTAATAATCCAAAATACTCTAATTATATAAATTCTATAATAAATAAATCTTGTTTTAATAATGATTTATCAGATGGATCTATTGTAAATGGAAAATGCTTGCCTAAAGTTAAAAATTTTAGAGATCCATTAGAAGCAAGATTTTCAGCAAACGTATTGATAGATAATGAAACAGATTGTTTAAAAGTTTTAAATGATTTGGCATCAATTTTTAGAGGTTTGACTTATTATAAAAATAACTTTATAACAGCAACAATCGATGTCGATAAAAAAACTTCTTATCTTTTTAATAACACTAACGTAAAAGATGGATTATTTACTTATTCAAGCGGAAGCTTAGAAGCTTTATACACTGTGGCGAAAGTAATGTATAAAGATAAATTCAGTAATTTTAATGAACAGGTTGAAATAATTGAAGATACCAAAATGATGCGTGATTACGGAATCATAATAAAAGAAATTTTAGGTTTTGGTATTTCTTCTAGAGGTCAAGCCAGAAGAATAGGAACATGGATGTTGGCTACAAATAGATTTGAAAACCAAACAATAACTTTTTCAACAGATTTGCAAGGTTTAAATTTAAAACCAAGTGATGTAATTCAAGTGCAAGATCAATATAAAAATGATTCTTTTTTACAAGGAAGAGTCACTTCTGTTGATTATACATCAAAATTTATAACAGTTGATAGAAAATTAAATTTAAATTTAGCTGGATGCACGATAAAGTTTATTTTCGATAATATTTCTAAATCAATAGAAGATTTAAATGCTTTATCTTCAGTTTCTTTATCTGATGTAGACTCTTTAAATGCATCTGATGTGGTAGAGTTAAAAATAGATAGAATAGAAAACAATACTAATAAAATTTATTTTGACGAAACTTATAATTATAATTTAATAACAAGAATTTTACCATCAGTGCCTTTTGTAATTATAGATCAAACGACGAATTATAGTAAGAATTTATATAAAGTTGTAACTATTTCAGAAGTTGATAATAATGAATATTCATTTTTTTGTATAAAACATGATCCTTCAAAATATGAAGCTCTAGATCAAAATGCTTTTGAAAATCCAAATTCAAACAGTATAAATAATACTATTGTATTTTCTTCTTATGATAATTTACAAGAGATAGATTTAACGTTATGTCCAGATTATTATACATTAAATCAAAAATTAACTTACAATACTATTAGGCAGTCTAAAATAGACTATTATTTAAATGATGCTTCTTCAATATCTGCTGATCCTAATTTTGCTACTTTAACTATTAATTTTACAACAATATACGCTTATTTAGCATTAAACTCTAAAATAACTGAAATTTTAAACGCTTCTGGGGGTATTATTTGTAAAGTCACATTCAAAAATCAATCTATCAAGTTCTTGTCTCCAGCTTCATCTTATTCTAATAAAATTATTTTTCTTGGAAACTACTCATTTGGTGGGCAAATATCAGCTTTATCTTCGATAAAATTTTATTTATACAACAAAAATTTCCAAATAATAGAAGTGTAATATAATATATGCCTGTAATTACTGGTCAAAATTTAACGGATTATGCGCCTTTTTTAATATCTGATTTGATATTAAGTAACAAAAGCGATTTTACTTCTTTAAATTATTCGTTGTCTCCAGAAAGTTTTGGTTTGCCTTTCGATTCAAAGTTTGTTTCTGGAAACATTGCTCAAAGCTCTTTAAATTTTTCTTTATCTATTGTTGATCCGTATAATAATAAAACGATAACTAATTCTATAGTTTTATCGGATGTTTTTTCTGGTATTAAAGTCGATTTGTATACTCAAAATAGAGATTACGTAGGTAATCTAGTGCGAAATACTAATAACACTCAAATACAAATAGATTCAAAATCATTTTCTGATCTTATAGGCGGTTATACTGGTTTTGATAATCTTAATAATTTAAGAACGTTTTTCATTGACTTTTCTACTTATGATTTAAATGGTAGTTCTGATGTTTATTATTTTTTAGCTAATTATCCTAAAGTAAATATAACGGGTTTTGATATAAAAAATTTAAACCCCATTTCAGTAACTCCTTTAGTAGATGATTTCAAATTTTTAAAATCTGTTGATATTTATGCCGTTCCAAACCCAAGTGTAGTTCCTTTCTCTGGAACTTATGATTTTGCAAATAGTGGTATTTTCACTTCTGCTTTTAATTATGAATCAAATAGGTATCAACAAACTTTTTCTATATCTTCACCTTCTTATATTGATACTGATTTAAACATAACTTTGCCTTTTAATATTGTTGCGATTCCTAATGATTATTTATATACTGGAGCTTATTTTTTATCTTCAGGAATTAAGTCTTCTTATTATAACACAGATTCTGTACCAGTATCAATTAATAACATTACTGGTTATATAAATTGTTCGCAGAATGTTTTTGATAAAAATTTAGACATACAAGCGATTGTTAAGTGGGACGCTATAAAAACAGATAATTCATTATCTTTTGAAACATATGTTTATGAAAATGGAGTGGATAATGCAAGTTATGTATTTGCTTCTAATAATACTAACGTAGAAGCAATAAGTAAGATAAATTATGGTACTGGGCAGAATTTAATTCGCAATAAAGATCAATCAACTTACTATTCTGGAACTGAGCCTATTTTTAAAACATATGGCGCTTCAGGAATTAGTTGGTCGGATCATACATTGTTTATAGATAATTACTTTTCTTTGCCATTGGGTTTGTACAATACTGGTAAAAAATTAAACTATGTAACAGAAGTAAGAATAGCGTCTGGGATTTCTAATTCCTCAGAGTTGTATTTTGTATATGGATATAATACCGGAAACGATGAATTTTTCATATTGCCAAGCGGCGGGTTATATACAGGAAGTATTTATACAGGAACTTATTCAGGATATCGTAAGTTTTCTAATTTAATTCCTGATTTAGAGTTTACTTATTTAGGGGTATCTTACCCTGCTGTTGATCCAGGTGTTGGTAATTTAACGTCTGACGTTTCTTTATCTTCTGATAATATTACTCAAATTTATCTTGACGCTACAGACGACAATGGATTTAGTGTTGCGACTTGGTTGTCAAGTCTTTCAAGTTTCATTAAAATTTCAAAGAAAAATGATATTAGTGTTTATCAAATATTAAACGTTGGTGCTGACACAAATGAAGGCGGTTGGTTTACGTTAGATGTAACAAGTTTTAGAGATAATAATGCTGTGGGTTTTCAAGTTAATGATCAATTAATAATTTCTCATGTTAAACCCAGTATTGAACAAGTTGTAAATGAAACTGGTATTTTATTAGCATCGAGAATAACAGGCTCTTCTGATTTTGTATTTTCTCAATTTGAACCGTCAATTCAATTTCCAGTAAAACCAGATAAAAATTACGATGTAAAAGTTAGAGCTTCTTATCAAGACGGAAGCTACTCTGATTTTTCTGATCTTTTAAGATTTACAAAAAATCAAATACAAACAGAAGTATATAGAGTTTTTCCAAATAAATATGTTATTGATGGTCTAGGTGTTAGTGGATATATACCAAAATTCTCTGATTCAGATAGTTTAACAACAGGTACATTGTATTATAGTGGTAGTAATAATTTAGTATTTACTGAATTGCCGACAACAACAACTTCAGAAAATTTATATAAATTAGTAGTCGAAGATAATATTGTAAAAAAACAATTAGATACAGGGAGCGGCACTTCTTTAATAGAAGAGTTTACTACTGTTGCTCCTCATCCTTTTGCTGCTGGTGATGTTATTGGATATAATGGAACAAATTATTTTAAAGCGCAAGCAGACAGCGCCGCAAATGCAGAAGTATTGGGTGTTGTTAAGTCGACAACTACATACACTTTTAAAGTAGTAATAGATGGATTAATAACTGGTTTGACGAGTTTGACTGCTGGGACTGTTTATTTTTTAAATGAACTTACTCCTGGGACATGGCAACCAGTTGAGCCTTCAGCCTATGGAACAATTTCTAAGCCGATTTTATTCGCGTTAACAAGTACAACTGCAAATGTATTAACTTTTCGTGGTGTTGAAATTTCTCCTTTAAGCGGAACTTCTGGTTCATCAGGAACAAGCGGATCAAGTGGATCAAGTGGAACAAGCGGATCGTCAGGTACAAGTGGATCATCAGGAACTAGTGGAACAGCAACACAAGCAAGCTCTTTAGCTAAATATAGTAATACCGCTCAAACAATACCTCCGAGTACAGATACTATAGTAGATTGGAATACTGTTGATACTGCAAATAGCCAAGGATCTACTGGTTTAACTTTTACTTCATCAAATAAATTTACAAATAGTTCTGGAGCGTCTTGTATTGTAAATGTTGATGGTTATATAAGTTGGGAACTCGGAGGAGCTTCTAATACTACAAGGTCAGTATTTATAGTTAAAAATGGAAACACAGCTTCTCTTCAAGGTAGATATTCTTATAATAGCGTATCGACTAATAATGAGTATACGGTAATAAATTTTAGTTCTACATTAACATTAGCGAACAATGATTATTTTGAAATATATGTTTTTCATAACGATTCTTCTTCACAAGATATAAATGTAAGAAACGATTATCCTGCAAGTAGAATTTTAATTACTAAAGTAGAAGGCGTAGAAGGTCCGTCTGGAACAAGTGGTTCTTCTGGAACAAGCGGTTCTTCTGGAACAAGCGGTTCTTCTGGAACAAGCGGTTCTTCTGGAACAAGTGGATCATCTGGATCAAGTGGTACTTCTGGATCAAGTGGCACTTCTGGATCAAGTGGTACTTCTGGATCAAGTGGTACTTCTGGATCAAGCGGTACGAGTGGATCATCTGGATCAAGTGGTACTTCTGGATCAAGTGGCACTTCTGGATCAAGCGGTACGAGTGGATCATCTGGATCAAG